CCGAAACCGATTGCCGCTTGCCCAGGTGCGGCAAATGTCAGGCCGCGCGACCTCGCTTGCTGGTTTAAAGCGTCAAGCTGCTGTTGCACCTGTTGCGTGGCGCCACCCTGATCCCACCGCTTGCCGCGCGCGTCCGTAATGATAAGCTGGCCATTGGCGTCAGTACCAAGGAAAACATCGCCGCCGGACCGCGCTGCCATGCCGCGCGTGGTAGGGCCGAATAGACCGCCGATCGTGCCGCCAATGGCGCCGCCCGCGATTGCGCCAACAGGGCCGCCGATTAGAAAACCGCCAACAGTGCCAATGCCTGCGCCAATAGCGCTGCCTGCTGTCGGGTTGGCCGTGCCGCGAATACCGCCGCTGATTGTGCCACCCAGCATACCAAGGCCAAAGCCTGCCGCGCCAGCGCCAAGCGCCTGGCCAATGGTGACCCCAGGCAAGCCAACGGACGCAGGCGTTGCCGGGCCGAGCACGCCGCCGGGCATGGCTGCGAGCGCGCTATTGGTGGAAGAAGCCAAGGCGGCCTGGCCGAAGATTGGCGTAGCCAGGAAGCCACTGACGCCAGCGCCGAGACCACCTAAGCCAAGCGCACTCATGAAGCCGCCGCCGCCGCCGATGCTAGAAATTGCGCTTGCACCCTGGATAACCTGCCCGGCGCCAATGCCACCCGCACTCGCACCGCCCGGCGCCATGCCGCCGCCGAAGCCAAGCGCGCTTATGATAGGCGTCACGAAACTTGACACAATCGGCGTCACGATTGGCCGGATAACCGCCTCAGCCGCGATGCGCGCGAACGTGCGACGCACCATCTGCAACATGCTTTCCATCAGGCCGGCAAACCCGCGCCCGGTGTTGCTCCAAAGCGTAGCGAAGCTATCAGCCGAATACCGCACTATGTCATCAGTAATCTGCCGATTAAGGCGCTCGCGTTCTTGCAATGCGCGTTCTTCGGCCTGCCGCGCTTCACGCATAGCAGGGCTCAATTGCGAGACGGCGCGGTTGTATTGATCCTGAGACACGCGACCAACGCTCAAAGCCGCCGCCAAAGCGCGAATTTGCGCCTCGTATTTCTCGGCCTCAGTCGCGGCATTTTCCGCCAATGACACGCCCTGTTGCACGAGTCTTTGATGGTCGCGCTCAGCATCCGTCAAGCGTTCGGTCGCATCGCGGGCATTATTGCTTCGATCCACAAGCCGCGCCAAGGCTTCGTCTCGCTCGCGTTCGGCGATAGTGCGAAGGCGCGATGCTTCCTCTTGATTGATCGTGCCGCGCGCTGCCAATTCGTCAATCCGCTGCACACGCTCGGCATGTTCGGCGCGAATAGTGCGGTCCTTATCAAGCGCCTTGTAGAGTTCCTCTAACCGCGCCTGATCCCTGGTCCGCTGCGCTTGAATAGCGCGCTGCCCGGCAGTGTATTCCTCAGCCTCGCCAGCCTCTTGCGCTTCGCGCTCCAACTGGTTCCGTTGCTGAATGAAACGTTCAATTTCCTGAATGGCGACAACGCGCTCTTGCCTCAACGCGTCAAGGTTGCGGCGCATAATGCCGCGTGTGCCCCCTGGCATGGCGCCACCAAGCGCGCCTTCCGCATTGGCAATCTGCTGGTCCAGATTGGCAACGCGCTCCCGGCTGCGGTCATAGCCTGCCGTTGCCAATTCCAGCGGAGTGCCCAGACCAAGTGCCGTTCGGCCCGCATTAACCGCCGCCGCCGCGCTTTGTGCCGCGCGCGCAATGCCCTGTGACAATCCAAGCGCGCGGTCCAAGTCCGCCGCAAAACGCGTCATTGCCTCGCCAAGGATCGAGAAAGACCGCGCCATGGTTAGCGGCATTTTCTCAAACTCGACATTGATTGTCTGCCCGGCGCGCAACAATGCCGGGAAAACCACCTCGGCAGTCAACTTGCCCTCGGCGCCCATCTTGCGAAGCTCGCCAACTCCCACGCCCAACTCGCGCGCCAAAGCAGCGCCAAGCGTCGGCATGTTTTCCATGATGGATCGGAGTTCATCGCCTTGCAAACGGCCCGACGCAAGCGCCTGGCCCAACTGCATTGTGGCAGCGGCGGTTTCCTGAGTGCTGGTGCCCGCGATGATACCGGCCTGCTGCACGGTGCGGACAAGCTCAATAACTTGGTTATTGGTCGCGCCAATCTCTTTGGCCGCAATGGCAAAGCGCGTGAATGCGCCTGCGCTTTCAGATACCGCAACGCCAGTCCTTTGCGACAATTCAAACAGGCTTTGATAGGCCCGCTCTGCCGCACCAAAAGACCCCGTGGCGGCCTGCAAGCGCGCCAAGGAAGCCGTCGCCTGATCACCCGCGCGCGCAATAGCGCCACCCGCCGCAAGGGCGCTGGCGCCAATCGCAGCAAGCGCAACCGCCACACCGCCCGCGCCGCTTGCAAAGCCCATCAGGGTATTGCCAGCCGTGCCAAAATTCGCGCCAAGTAAGCCGATGCTACGCGCGGCAGTATTGGAAGTGGTGGACAAATTACCCAAAGCCACGCCGCCATTTTTGGCAAAATCCAAAGCAGCCTGATTATTGCGCTGCTCAAGCGCAATACTGCGCTCTAGCCGCGCAATATAAACCTCGCGGTCGCGCGTTGCCTTTTGGATAAGTTCATTGGCTCGGGTTTGGTTTGGAACAAATTTTGTTCCGATTTCTGCATTGATCCTGGCGATACTTAATGCCAGTTGCTCATCAGCGCGCGCCTTGGCAAGTGCCACTTTCGCGCTGGCGTCAATCTTTGTTACAAGTGTCGTAAAACTCTTTTCCGCCTTCTGCGCCTTAACCTCTGTGGCGTCCATAGTGGCGCCCATATTTTTCAATTGATCAGTCGCGGCCTTTACGCCAGCGCTCATCTGATCCTGAAAACGGCCATAGAAAGCAACAGAATTGACTTGATCGGTGGTCGCCATATTACCCTCCTTTCAAGTCGCGCGCAGAATGACTGCCGGATACGTCATGGCGTCACCTGTCTTGGAAAACTTAGCCTTGCCAAACTTGAAAGCCCGCCCGCGCGAATTTACAAAAGCGCGGCGCGAAACAAACCCGCCCTTTAACGTGTAAGGCGCTGGCGCTGGACCTTGCGGCAATTCCACAAAAATGTGACTGGCGCGGACATTTTTGTATTTCCGCTCTACCGCCACCTTGCAAAGGTATGTCAGGGTAGCCTTCGCACCGCCGCGCGTCATTTCCAGCTTGCGGTGGTAAGGCTGGGTATTGACAATCATGACCTCCGCATCGCGAGGCATTCTCGCCAGATCACCATTCCAAAGGCGCCAATTGACAAAGATCACCCAACTCTTGCGATACCTGCCCGGCGATTGGCTATCTGTGCCAACCGGAGAACGCCCGACAAGAAATCCAAAGGCAAAAGCCGCCGCGTCTTTCAATCGACTGAATTGATAGATGATGGCGCCGCCCGGCTTTACCGTTTCCGGTGCCGCGCCTTCGCGTCCGTCAACAAAGATGGTATAGTCCAAAGACGCGCGGCCTTGCGCTTGAAGCCGCGCAACCTCCGTTCGCGCCGCGCGCGCCAGCAAAGCAGACTGCGCCGCGCCAGACAGGCTCTTATCAATAAAGACATCAATCTGGCGCGAATAAGACATTACTTGGCAGCCTTCACCTTCTCCGCATGAACCGCGAAAAACTCTGCATCTATGATGCGAAGCCCGTCTAGCAGTAATTCACGGTCAGCACCATAAATGCCGCGATGATCGGCCCATGCCAGCGCCGCGCGAAAAGGCGTCTCGCTTGGCATCATTGGCCCCATACCGCCCGCAATCCAGGGGCGTTCACTTGAAAGCCCCTGCCACGCGGTCCAAAGCCAATGGAGATCAGGATCAAGGGAAGGCGGTTGTGCATCGCCGCCGCCAAGGGCTTCGATTACGCTTGCGACGCGTCCCCAGCGGAGATGATGGGCCGCGAAGGTGCGGAGTTTCCCAAAGCTTCCTCACGGTCAGATGCGCGGCGCTCAGTAGCCAGCGCCACCGCTTCACGCGCCATGTCCAGCAAAGGCCGGAAGCGCTCAGTAAGCGCCATCTCGCGGTATTCCTGGATTGTGATCGGCCCATCAGGTCCGACAAGATTTCTGACGCCCAAAACCAATTTGGCAAGCATCATTTCATCTTGCACACGCTGGATGGCGGAAGGCAAAACGCTATCAATGCCTTGGCGAGACTTGATCTTGCCTTCCTCCTTTTCACGGCGGAGAAACTTGCGGTAAGCCATGGTTTCAGCATCGGCATAAGGCGCATCCTTCGCCTTCACCAGCAATTCAATATCAAGCGTTTCATCCGGCCTGATCCAGACGCCATCGGTAAGCGCATCAACATCGCGCTCGAGCATATTCAGTTTGGTAGCCATTGCGGTTTGACCTTTGCGGGATTGGCGGGTTGCGGGATGGTAGGGGCGCCTGACGACCCGCCGTGCCAGGCGCCCCCGCTCCGCGCGGGAGCATCGCGGCAGTTACGCCGCGATCTTGTTAGGCGGCGAAACGATCAATTTGAAGCGCGGGCAGTGCGAGGTCGTTGCCGCCTTCAATATCGAAGCGCGCCACAATGGCTTGATTCGGGCCATTAACTGTAATGTTCGGGTTCATCAGATTGGCGCCCGGCAAAGTGAAAATGTAGCTGTTGCCTTGCGGATCACGCTTGCGCCAAGAAAAGCGCGACCGCGCTTCGCTTTTGAAAAGCGCGTATTGCGTGGAGTCCCGGAAATACAATTCAATTTGACCGGCGACTTGCACTTGGCCCCAACGCGCGCCCTGAGCAGCGGCACTGCCCATGCCGTAATCCATGCCCGCGCCTTCACGGGAGACCGTCAGCGACACAGAATTGACGACGCTGGTAAGCGCAGTGTCGTCAATTTGAACGCCGCCAAAAGCCGCCACACTGTCAAAAAAGCCGCCGGTAGGCGCCGCGTTCACCGTGCCGTTACCGGCTGCGGCAATCGCGCTCACTTCATCGCGCGCCACCATGTTCAGGCTGCCAGTGAAAAATTGGCCGGTGCCGCCGGATAGCGAAAGCGACCCAACCATGGCGCCCGCGTAGCGCAACCAAAGCGCAGCGGCGAAGCGGTTTTGCAGGTGGTAGCTTTTCACGAGGTCGCCATTGCGGAGCATCCCGGCATTGCGGACAGATGCCGCCGTGCCAGCCGGGGTTTCAGTGCTGGCGACGGTGCGACCGACAAGGATAAGCGACTGGTTGTTTGTCTTGGTTCCGACACGATAGAAGCCGTTATTTGCGCCAGTGCCAGCCGTGAAACCGCGCAATTCAATCCACTGGCCTTCGACAAGGTTCTGAAACTTATTGGACGTGGTGGAAGAAAGCACATTCGTGCCGGTGGTCACAGTAATGTCGCCTGACACGCCTGCGATGATTTGCGATGCGCTCCAATCGCCACCAAGGGCGCCAGCAAAGAAATCGTCAAACGTGCCATAGGACAAATTGAAATTGATAGCACCGCCAGCCTGTTCACTTTGCGTCACAGAAGGCGACACGCGACGGCTGCCGGTGATTTCATTTGGGCGAGTGCGCGACTTACTGCCAGACAGGCTTTCGCTGGTAATGCGAAGCGCGGTGAACGCGCTTGCTGGCGCCGTGCCCCATGCGCTTTCGGGCACATAAGAAAGCTGTGTTTCAGTCGTTTCAATGCCGGCCTGATAGCCGGTGACAGAACCGCTCATGCTCTAATTCCTTTTCAGGTTCTGCGGCTAGGCCGCGTTAAGACCCGCGCTAGGCAGGCCGGTCGGTGTAAACCCACTCAATCGTGACAGTGAGAACCCACCATTTGCCATCCTCGGACGGAACGCCCGAGCCGACGCTTGCGCGGCGATAGACGGTGTATCCGACCACGCCGCGATAGATGTTCGCTATGTCCTTGGCGATCTGGCGCGCGTCTGCGCTGCCCGTGCCAAGCGGCACAATGACATGCACGATAAACGTGCCGCGTTCTTCCCACGCGCCATTTCCGAGTTCGATAGGCTCCAGAATATCGCCATCGGCTTCCACCGAAAGCCAAGGCGCCAGGTCAGGCGTGGTGAAAGCCTCATTGGGCCACTCGATAGGATAGCCCAGCGCAGCGGCGGTAAGCCGGTTGCGCGCATCAGTCCAAGGCGCCGGGGTCATCCGCCACGCACCCAAACGCGCATGGGCGCCAAGGACTGCCCAGCTTCGCCCGTCTATCAGCACAAAATCGCCTTTCGCTGGCGCCAGATTGGAAAGCGGCTCGGCATCAATAATCAGCCGCGCATCGCCGTTCATCACGCCGCCCGCAATTTCTTCTGGCGAAAACTGCCGAAGGTAGCCGTTCGCGCTGGCCTCATTGAAGGTGTTTCCGGTGCCGATGCGCCGCCGCAATGTGACAGGGCGGCCAAAGCGCGCCAGAATGCGCGGCACGGCATTGACGATGCTCATACGCTCATTTTCCGCCAAGGCTGCAACAGCGTGATAGCCTGCGCCGGAAGCGCGTCAGAAACTGAGCGAGGGTCGAGATAGGATACCGACCCGACGCCATCGGCGCTTTCGCTGCGAATATGCGGATCACGACCTCGGCTGGAATGAATAGCCTGCAACACGATAAGACACGCGCGCTCAATATCTTGCGGCAAGTCTGTCAAGAGCGTGAAGCCCGCCGCATAGGTGATTTGTAAAACTTTCGCGCGCCATTGGATGCGATAGTCGCCCGACAGCCGGTAAAGCAGGGAGCCATCGAGTTCGTAATCGGTTGCGGCAAGTGTGGTGCCGTCTTCGATGACTGAGGTAATGGCCGGGTTAATGTCGCGCTCCAGAATGATGCACGGCAGATCGACGCCGCGCTCAGTCTGCCGCACCGTCGCCCGGCCAAAGCCTTCCGGTCGACCGCAATAGCGCGCGCAAACGTCTGAAGCTTGGCCGATGAGTTCCTGCAAGCCCGTCGTTGCAGGGGTGCCATGCAAGTCAAGCTCTCGCGTGGCCGTGGCGGTGACGGTTAGGGCATTCGTCGCAGGGAGCGTGATGACGGTAATCATGTCCTAGCCTATGTGAAAGAGCTACGCGGTGTTGCAGGGATGGAAGCGAGCCGCGTGGTAGACGGTATCGCTGGCGTGAATGGCCCGCGCGGGATGGCAGTCGCGCCGGAAAGTGTTGCGGCGCCTGGAATGATAATTGCCTGCGCCGATATTGTGGCGCCGGGTGCAAGTGCGGCCCCGCGCGCAAGGCCGGGAATGATAGTGGCCAGCGCTTGTAGGGTTGCGCCGGCCACCGTGACGCCGCCTTGCGCCGCGCCAGGGATGAGGATGGCACTCGCCGGGATAACCGCCCCAGGCGCCACCGCCGCACCAGTGGCAACGCCGGGGATAATGCTGGCGCTTGCCGTGATGTTAGCGCCCGGCGCGACAACGCCGCTTGGGGCACTTGCCGTACCGGGAATGATAGTGGCGCTTGCCGTGAGGCTTGCGCCGGGCGCCAGAGCCGCGCCAGAGGCCGCGCCAGCGATTAGACTGGCATTGGCTGTAATGGTCGCGCCGGGGGCTACAGCGGCGCCCGTAGCCTGCCCTGCGATGATGCTGGCAGTCGCCGGGATGGTGGCGCCCGGTGCCGTGGCAGTCGCCCCGCCTTGCGCCGCGCCTGGGATGATAGTGGCGCTTGCCGTGATGCTTGCGCCCGGCGCCACCGCCGCACCAGTGGCAGTGCCAGCGATTAGGCTCGCAGTAGCCGTGATAGTCGCGCCCGGTGCCGTAACGCCGCCCGCGCCAGCGGGAGACGCGATGCGTGGAAACCGGACGCGAAGCATATTAGTCCCCGATCAGCGGCGGTCGGTTGCGAAATGGATGCGCGGCGGGAAGGAGTCCAGTCAAACCCCACCTCCACAAAATGTAACCGGCAAGCTGCTGTTCTTCTTTCAGCGTTACCGCAAAAGGCAAAATCCCCGTTTCTGCGACATTGCCAAACAAACCCGAGTCCGACGCCGACGTGTCATTTCCTATGCGGATGAAATTGAACCCGAACGGGGTATTTGATGTTGAGCCAACGGCCCGCGTTTCGCCGTTGCTCGAGAATGTTGCGCTTCCGCCTGATTTCGTTCCGATATGTAGTGCCCATTGATCATTCGTATTTTGCGGCGATTGCGCCATGACCGCATTGTTCCGAAACATTGATGCGTTATTCGGGCTTCCAACGCCATAAAGCATCAGCAATCCAGCGGTATTGCCGAAGTCAGTTTGACCCGTAGCGTTCATTGACCATAGGCGCGGGAAATTGGTTCTTCCTCCAAGCCGTGATGATCTGGCTAATGAAAAAAGCGTTATGTCGTTACCGCTATAGCTATATGAATTGACCAGCGTCTGTGTCGCTGATCTATTGTCAAACAGTATAGTATTCAATCCGTTCAAAGAATTGTTTGCTATGGCTGGCGCGTTTCCACCAACCGTCATATTTCTTTCATTTCCGCTTTTGTCATTCCATTGAGTGACATTCGATCCACTCAAGATAACTGTGCTTATATCAGAGGCATCCAGCCATACAGCAGGCCGCAAAAGGTCAGGCGTCCAAAGGCGCCTTTGGATCAGCGCATCTTCATGTCCACAAATACGGAATTACCGAATTGTTCGACGCTGCAAAAGTGACATTCGTGTTATTGATGATTTCCACACCAAAGATAAACGGCCCAGGCAAAATAAAAACAGGGCTGTCATAAACGCATGGGCCAGCCGTCGGAACCATAGCAATCACTCGGCTTTCGCCAGAAGAAAAAATAGTCGCGTTTCGCGTCGGCGTCACGCCGCCTATCTTCCGAAAGATACGGATAGTCATTGAAGGCGCGAGAGTCGGGCTAATTGATCCCAAATTTATGCGGAAGAAACAATTAAGCCGTCGCGCCGTTAAAGCTGAGGTGTTATCTACATCGCTCAGAATGGCGGTATTGCCAATTTGCAGACCATTTAGCGCAGTGCCAGCAATATCACTCAGTGCAGTCGCCTCGCTCCATAGTACTACTGCCATTTCACTTACCCCCTCTGGCGAGACTCACTGCTCGCGGCGTCACCTCAATGCCATTCGCCTCCGCCCAGGATTGCAGCCGGACCGTGCTGGCCAGTACAGCGGTTTTTGTCGCTGGCGATAGCAGCCCCATCCCCTCTAAGGCACTGAGCATGGCGGCCACTTGCGCCGCCGCGCCAGGTGCGCTGGGGTCCACAACCAAATCACGGTCCACCGCGTCAAGCATGGTGCCGATGGCGACCAGGCCCTGCGTCGGGACAATAAAATTTTGCTCGTCGAGCGTAACATCAGCCGGAATATGGCCAAGCTTCGCCACAATCCGCAGCATAGCGAGTTCCCCGCTCAACACGGCAGGCTCCGCAATAGCGCGGCAGGAAAAAACCACCGGCACCTTCGGTAGGGAATCATCAGGCGCGTTCAGAATATCCGAAACCTGCCATTCCGGCAGGCCAACCAGATCAGGCTGCGCTATGCGGATGGCAAGCAAGTCGCTCATGTCTCAGCCTCAATTCTGCAATGGAACAGTCGTCGCACTTAACGAGAAAGTCGCGTTAGTCGCGGTAACATCGGAACCAAAGTCATTGACCGCGATCAATTCATCCGCACTTGCAGCACCGCCGCGCGCAACGTAATAAACCGCCTTGCGCGCCGTGAGCGTCGCATTGGCCCAACTGACCGCGCCAAGGGAAATCGTCACCCGATCAGTCGCGTTGTCTTTCGTGACCGTAACAGTCGAAACCACGCCGCCCGCCGTGTAGCCGGTGCCCGTCACCTCATTGGTCACATCGCTGCGCTTCGTGTGCGTGTCCTTGTTCTCGGTATACGCCGAAGTCGTCAGCATCACCCGCACGGTGACAGAATCGACATCAATCAAGCCGCGCAACACGTCTTCCCAAAAGGAATTGTAAATCAAGCTTGGCATGTCATTTGTCCTTTCGCGCCAGCATCACCGCAGTCCTTTGAATTGCAGAAAGGCGCCCGCTGCGATTGCGCCTAAAACAGCCATGGTCATTGCCTTAACAATTTGGCTCCAGACAGTTTTCTTTGTCGAGCGCCACGCATCCAGCAAATTCCGCAACTCTTTCATATCTTGACCTGCATTTTCGTCATTCAGGCCGATTGATTCTAACGCTGCCTTCGCGCCCTGCTGAGCGGCGCGCGCAATCATTTGTTCGATAACCTCAGGAGACATAGCGCGCCGCTCTTCTGGCATGGGTTAGCCCTCAGTTTTCTTTTTCGCTTTCGGTTGGCCAGGCACTTCTGCCCAGCCTTCGCGAATAGCTACCGCCGCAAGTTCACCGTGGACTTCATCGCCCACGGCAAATTCGCGCCCATATACTTCGCCGTCCGGCGCCCCGATAAAGGGCACCGTGACAATTGCGACCATCTGATCTTCTGACATAATCGCCCCCGATCAGGTCGCGCTAATACGAAGCAGCTTGATGGCTTGCGAATTACGGATGCGCCCGCCAACCCGCTTGCGGATGTAGAACTGCACAAACCCGGGCGAGGTAATTTCGTCCCGCGTCATACGCATCCCGACGCGATCCGCAATGAGATAGCCCTCGCGGAAATCACCAAAGGCAAGCGGGAAAACGTTCGCCGCAACCGCTGGCATGTCTTCAGCTTCGGTAATTGGATACCCAAGGAAGGTTTCCGCCTGCCCCATGGCGAGAGAAGGCTGCCACAGATATTGGCCCGTGCCAGCGCCTTCGCGATATTTGCGAAGCGCCGAAAGAACCAGCTTTGAAGTTACCCAACGCGCATTGGGGCGATACCGCGCCCGCAAAGCATAAACGACATCATAGAAGATATCCGGGTTGGTTGGCAAAGCCGCCGCTTGACCAGATGCGATATACTGCAACGTGCCAAAGGCGCGCGTAGCATCCGCAGTGACCACAGGCGTCGGGCCGGCAAGAAATCCAGTCGGGCGATTGGTGCCGTTGCCAGAAACAAAGGCAACGCCTTCGCCTTGCGCCATGGCTTCCGCCGCGCTGGCAACAAGCCAGTTTTCGACATCGAAAAACAGGTCATCAAGGCTTTCTTCGGACGCGCGCGGTCGGGCGGAAGCAAGGCCAAAGGTAGGCACCACCTCAGCAAGATCAGGCGTATTGGTCTGGTTGCGCGTTGCCGCTTCACCAAGCCATTCAAAGGTCGCGCCGTTGACGTCGAACAGTTCCTTATAGTCAGGGCTGCCAACCGTGCGGACAGTCGCAATCTGACGGATCGGGGAAATGTCCACAGACAAACGAGCAATCGTGCGCTCGATTACTTCCGGCAAAGCAAAACCGCCGGCGGAACCGGTAGAGGTCACAGTCTGAGCGGCGCGGGTTTCAAACCCGTCATCGTTCATCGCGCGAGTTTGCAACGCCTTCGCCGTTTCGCGCATCCGCATTTCGGCGCGCGGGTCGCGCGGGTTACGCACCCATCCGAGAAACGCATTGCGATAGGCAAGCGCCTCAGCAGTGTCAGCACCAGCGCCAGCCTCGCCAGCGCCACCCGGACGCGCGGCGCGGGTTTCCGCCTGTTCGATGCGCTTTTTCATTTCCGCCTGGGCGTCAAGCACTGCGTCAATGCGCGACAGCTTTTCGTCCAGAAGCGGATCAGCAGCGCCGCGCTTGGACAGTTCGGCAAGGCGCGCGTCATTCGTCGCCTTGTATTCTTCAAAAGCGGCGCCGATTTTTTCAATGGCGCCAGTCAGGGCCTCAGACATGAGGGGTTCCTTTCAGGATCAAGATTGCAGGGAACGCAACAGCCTTTCGGCTGCCTTGTTTGCGCGCTCGGTTGCGATCTCGGCCTCTCGCCGCTCGGCACCCATTCGCATCAAGCGAGACACAAGCGCCGTCGCCTGAGACTTCGACACGTCCGGGGCTACATCACGCAACCACCGCTCCGCATCGGAAGGTTTGAGAATTTCATCAATTGCAGCGGCCTTCACGCGCGTCACGCGCGCCGATTTCGCCGCCGGAAAAGTCACAAGCGAGACTTCCCAAAGGTCAACCGCCCGCACTGTGCGGATGTTCGTTTTGGGATCATATTCATCTTCTTTGGTCATGAAGCCGATGGAAAGACCGGAAATGGCGCCAGCCTTCACAAGCGCGAAAGCCTCACGCGCCTGAGCCACGTCCATCGCCAAACGGCCTTTCACGCGAAGGCCGCGCTGATCCTCATCCATGCTTTCCCAAACGCCAATCGGCATGTCTTGACGGTGTTGCCAAAGCATGGCCGGCATAGTTCCAGCCGCGCGATGTTCGGCAAGGCTTGCCGCAAAGGCGCCAGGCACAACGACATCGCCGTAAGCATCTTCTTGCCCAAACACAGAGCCAAAGCCTTCGATAACGCCTTCTTCGCCTGCCGCGCGAAGGGCAAGCGCAAAGTCGCGCGTTTCCCGCCGCGCGCCCTGTTCGCGGTTTTCAGTCATGCCAATTTCCTTCGCTTAAACTGCCGGGACTTCCGGCGCGGGCGCAGCGGGAGCGCCATTCATGTTCGCAGGCGTCAAAGGCTCATCAAGGCCGGGCAGCGGGTCTTTGCCTTCCTCATCACGCAATTCGTTGCGGGTATAAATGCCGAGTTCCGCCATGGCGCGCGCCCATACTGCCCGGTCCGCCATGCTGCCCGCCGTCAGATATCGCGTGTCAAACTCGCACCAGAGCGGCCCGGAGCCATCCAGCAAAAACTCATCCAGGCGCTGCAACCAAAGCTGGTGCCAAGGCGCCAGCGTGTGTTTCAAATGCGCCGCGAAAAACGCTTCGGAGCTGGCGAAGGTCGCGCTCTTGTCAGAATGCCCCACCATGATCGGAAACACGCCAAAGGCGCGGCAGATTTCTTCAATCTGCAAGCGCCGCGTCTCGACATGCTGCGCGTCCACCCCGGTCATAGCCATCGGCATGTATTTCATGGCGTTATCAAGGATAGCCGTGCCGCTGCGCTTATCCGCCGTGAAGCGTTGCCAGGATGCCCGAAGGCGCTCCATAGCAGCGCTGTCTAGCTTAGCCTCAGTCGTTAGAATGCCAGCCGGACGCCCGCCGTTCTCATGCAGCTTGGCCTGCGATTGCTCGGCTGCCATGGAAAGCCCAATGGCCGAGGCCGCAAGTCGCACCGCATTTAGGCCGCGCCAGAAATCCCACTGCCAATTCGGCAGGTGAAACACATCATCCGGCCCAAGCTCTCCAATGAAGCCAAATTCATCATGAATGCG